GAAATTCGTTTTGAAGTTTAACACGTTCTGCTAAAATTTCAGCAAGGCGTCCAACAGGACGACCCTGTTTGTCACTATACGATTGACCAAACGTAGTGTTTTTACCGTTTTTAACTAATGGTAAATTTAAAATTGATTCTTCTGAAATCAGAAATTCACCAGTTTTAGGGTCTTGAACATTAAAAACCTTTTGCTGAAACAAATCTAAAGCATTTACTGGCCCCCCTTTAATATCACTTACAAGTTTAAAAGAGGTAGTAAAAACTTCACCAATTCTAGTCGGATCAGCCTGTTGAACAGCAGTTAGAGCTGAGTCTACAGTTACATCATCAGTTGCCTTCTTTTTTTCCGCTTGAGCCTTGGATAGAAAAGCTGTATCAGATGCTGTAATACCTTCTACAAGCCTTCTAGCATAACGACTACTGACACCAGCATCCTTCATCAGTTGGAGGAGCTGTCCTGTATAAACGCCTAGCTGTTCTTTCTTTTCCTCGTAAGTAAGGGGACGCTCAAGTCTCTTTTCAACTGCTTTTAAATGGGCATTCCTACCATCTGCATGGTGGAACTTCACATACTGGTAAATTTCACCAGCAGTTATGTCAAACCCTAGAGCGGTGCTTTGACCCCTCAACTCAGCTATTTGTGCTTGATTAGCGCCAGTTAACTCAGCCTCTGTAAGACCAGTAAGGTAGTTTAAATCGTAAGCACGAAGAGAGAGTTCGCTTAAACGATCCCTGAGTTTTTCATCAGCATCGGTCTCCTTTAAAGAATCTTCAGTATATTTCTCATCTTCTTTTTGTTTGTTAATTTCTCCTGCAATTTTACTAGCAGTAGTACTAAAAGAAGAGATACTTTCAAAAATAGAAGCAGTAGCTTTTTGATTAATTGCTGCTTGTTCTTGATCTCTACGTGCTTGAGCTGCAAGACCGTTTATCGTGTTTTGAGTGTTTTGAGTTTGAATCTGAAAGTTACGCTCTTCCTGACGTGCAGTAATATCAGCGTTTTCTTTCATTGCCTGAGACACACGTTCCCGGTTTTCAATCTCTACTTTAGCCTGTGCCTGCAGTCCTTGAATTTGACGTGCAGCTTCTTCCCTAAGCCTAGCAATGTTACGGTCGTCAACTTGTTGTGGACGGTATGAACCAGGCTGGGCTGATCTTTGGTATTGTATGTTAGCCATTACTCTTATTAGAAGAATTTACCAGTATTAGGATCAATTGCTCCCATGGCAGACTGGGCGGCGCCAGCAATACCGCTAACAATAGGTGCAAAGATGTTCTGCTTAATAGGTGAGGGAATATATCCTGCAGTTGCTTCCATAGGCTCAACAAAGATAGGAGTTGGCGGTTTAATAGGTGTAGGTAGATTAGGAAGTTGTTCAGGTTGAATCATCATTGCTGCTTTAGCTTTCAGATCATCAGCGTACTTACCTAGTTCAATATCTTGCAAATTCTTTTGTGACTGTTGACCAGCACTCAAAAGACTTGCAGACAGAATAGCAGCGTTCCTACCTTGTTCTGCAACCGTACTTTGAATTGCTTTGGCACGTGAAGCACCTGCTTGCATCAAAGCTGCTTTACCTTCTTTCTGGAGACTTTCAATGATAAGTCCCTCTTGTTGGAAAGCAGCTTGATTCATGATCTCAAGGAAGGAAGCTTGTTCCTGAGCTTGAGCTTGCTGAGCTGCAACACTGTTGTAAGTTAGCTGTTGTTCTGTATTTTCAACAGAACTTAGATACTGTTTGGCAGTTTGTAAATATTGAAAGTCTTGAATCTCTTGGTTGTACTGCCAGTTTTTAATAGCAGTTTGCCATTCGTAGGCTGCTTGAGCCTCGTAGTTAGCTTTTTCAGCTTCAAAGACTTTCTTGTTGTATTCGTTAGTTTTAGCTGCTTGTTCAGCTGCCGCTTTCTTTTGAGCCTCGTAATTAGCTTGGTTAGTAGCGTTGGCTTCACTGGCTTGAGATGAGCCAAAAATGCCACCAACAATAGAAGAAACGGCACCAATACCTGCAATCAATGCTGCTGCCATAATCAGGTCCTCCTATAGAAACGAGGTGAATAGTTACCTTCCCACATCATCGACACCAACGACACAGGATATGGAAAATTGCTTGTCACTTTTAATTCAAAATTAGTATTGCGTTGATGAATAGGAACAGTAAACTGTCGCTCGTTTTTAACAGGGTTACTATCGGCTGAGTAATAATCAGCATCAGCAGTGTGTTGAACATTCCTCCACTCGTTAGAACCAGACGCTTTTAGCTTAAACGTGACTGCACCTGTCCTGCCAATCGAAAACTTAGCTCTAGAAACAGTAAGAGTTGCAGTAAAATCAGTAGTGTTTGCATCCCTACGGAAATAGAATTTAGGCAAAATAGCCTCAAACTCATACGGATAACCTACAACAATACCGTCAGCATAATCCGTAAAATTACCTTTTACTTCAAAGTACCGATAATTAGTACCGAGTTCAGTTCGCTCTATAGCTGTAGCATAATAACCAGCATCAGCATCAATCTCACTATCTGTTCCGTCATCGGCTGTAGGTACAGTAAGAAGCATCATAGCTTCTTTATCATCTATCGGAGTATATGGAACGTAGATTTTAGTTAGGTCATTAGCAGAGTCATATACAACCGCGTCTACGGTGCCTGGGTTGGGCGAGACGGGGCGTGTAGCCATGTCTAGGCATGGATTACCGTTAATGCCGGTAGCAGTCGCTACAACGTCTCCTGTGGGGATCTCATCAAGGGTGATTCTACCAATGCTGTATTCATCCTCGTGCTGAGAAACAATGATTAAAGAGTCATTTAAAATCTTAGCAGTTTGAATAGTACCAGGCAGTTGCCATTTAATCCAAGCTTGAAAAAGATCTTTTTCCCCGTTGTTGTAATAACGATAGATATAAAGATAAGACGTATCTCTATCAACCAAAACGATGACAGAGTTCTGTGGACTTACTGCTAATTGATCGACAGTTTCTGGAATCCACTGTAAAACGTTTTTACTGATGTCTACAACAATGGGATTTTGTTCAACGTCCCTAAGCTGCAAACTAAATAGTTTACTGTAACCAGACACATTGCTGACAAACGCAGCAGTTGTCCCAACATCCACGGGAGGGATGTTAGTATTCATTTCATAGTTTGACAACGTTCTAACCGTTGTCGTGGTGGGAGTAAGAATACTACCATCCGTAGTAAACACCTGGAACTGTTGACGCTCACTAAAAATCATTAAACCTTGAGGAGAAGGTAAAACGTCAGACAAAACAACAGGTCGAATACTAGCTACGTTGATGTCAATAGGATCCGAATCAATTTGAGTAAGAGCAGATTTTACAAAGAAGTTGTAAGGATCGTTACTTACACTAAAGATAATATTATCGTTGGAAAGAATACCAAACCTATTATTGTAGAAAAAAGTAGAAGTAATCTTAAACTCACCAGCTGCTGTGGCAGAACCATCAGCGTCTTTTTCAATAAACGACGGAATAGGGCTGGTATTATCATCACCAGCACCCCTGGCGGACCAAGGAATCTGTTCAAAGGTAAAAGCGTTTACACCTGTACTGACCAATCTATGAGGCATAGTAGCCGCATCTAGTCCAGGAGACACATCCAGTGCTACGGTTTCTTCCCAATAACCACGTCCAAATTTCTCGTCATAAGCAACGTATTGAACGTAATAGTTATCCGCAGAATCATCGCTATTAAGAATTTCTACGTGATGACCGTGGTAGGATTCGGCAGGAAGCTTGGTAACGTTGACTACATCATCTTGAAATACTTCAAGCGAATCATTACCGATACCACCTTTAGCAGTAATAGTAAAAGCTAAAGGAGTGCCATCGTCAGTAAACGTTCCATCAGCATGTTCATAATCAGTCAGTACAGCGTTAGCAGCAGTCTGAAACCTTTTAATTACAAGGCTATTTGTGTAACCTTCAATACACCAAGTACCGTCAAAGTCAGCATTACCTGCTGTATGTTGTGCTTCAATTATAGCAACAATATCATCTACAATGTGGTGATTGGTGTTAATATTACCAGCATCGTACAGCAACATATCATCGTATGTTGTTGTGTTTTGAGCTGTAGAGGTAGCAGTTTCACCTTGAATAACTACTTCATAAATGTTACCACCAACTAGTGATACAAGTTTTAATGTAGCAGTTGCTTCAGGTGTAAACGTACCTTCTGCTTGCATAGCAGTGTTTACAGTACGATTGGTGATAATCGTGGTATCTTGAATGCTACGGAAGTGATAATCATCTTGAGTTGTACCAGTTAGGTACGCAGCAGCGTTGTTGGTAACAGTACAAAAAGTACCATCTGCTGCTGTCCAAACAAAGATGTCATCATCTATAATGGCTCCAATAAATGAACCAGCAGCTCCCCGTTCAATAAAGAACCAAGCAGCATCTTCTAACTCAGCTTCAGTAAATGCATCACCATCAGCATTAGTTAATACGCTGGTAAATTGCAAACCTGGACGCTTCAGCAAACCATAGGTGGGATCAGGATAACCGTTAACGCATTCAGTAAGTTGACCTTCAAATTTTTTGTCGTCATTTTGACGTGAAACACCACCTAGAAAGTTTGGTGTGAGTTGAGTTACTGCTGGCATTAGCGTTGCAAAGTATGGAACGGTTGATAGCTTTGATAGTAGTTCCCTTCTTTAGGTGCACCAAAGTACGTGTAATCACCTTGACTCGTTTCATACTCAAGAGCCATAGCACGTGCAAACGCTTCTTTCTGTTGAAGCATTTGGTATTGGTTAGGATCACCGATGATACGGCTAGACACAATAGTAGCAGCACGGGCAACGATAAACGCTTGGATAGGTTCAGGTATTTCACCCCAATCCAATTCCCAAAGAATGTCTACATATACAGTTTCATCAGTCCACTTGTAGGAGTGGGCTTTACGGTCGTAGAGTTTACCTCCACGGTTAACACTATCCCGATTTAGGTTTACAGTACGGGTAGTGTTCAAGTCCATTTGAAGGACATTGCTTGGAATATTGATCTCGTCGTTATTATCAGGAGTAATAGGATAGTCGTATTCTTTATTAAAAGACCATCCTTCAGCCTGTACTTCGCGGGACACTTCTCGAAGGGTGTTGAGTGCAATCGCAACGTCCGGGTTGGTTGGGGTTTCAACTCTACTTGTAACGATAGATTGAGTCATTGCACGTTCTGCAACCGTCTGTGAAATGTTCACAGTGTATTCATAGGTTACAGGATTAGTAGCTTGTTCGACACCAGCAGTAGCAATAGAGGTTCCACTTTCTACACCAGTACCACCAATATAAGTACCAACAGGAATGTCAGCAGTTTCAGTGGTAAGGGTTGTGCCAGAGATAGAACCAACAAAGCGACTAACCTCGTTAATTACAAGAGTCTCTTCAGTTGTCAACGTAGTAACAGGAGCCTGACCAACTGACGCCAGGATCTGATTAACAGCTTGTAGCTCAGTGTTGGAGCCAGTAGTAGGGAAAGGCATAATTGATAATAAGACTAATTCTCAATAAGGAATTAAAAAAAAGGAGCCCCCGAAGAGGCTCCC